AAAAATCGTTAATAAATAAGATAGATTTATAATTTTTTATGCCTGTAGAACGGGTAAGTAAAGGTTTCAAAGATATTAGTGCTTCGTTTCAGGTCAATCCTTTGACCTATGATCTTATTGCGATTAAAAATGAGACCGCTATTGCCCGTTCTCTTCGTAATCTTGTATTAACTTACCAAGGAGAGAGGTTTTTTAATCCTATTTTTGGATCAAAGGTAAGTAGATTGTTATTTGAAAGTGTTGATGAGATAACAGCATCTGCAATTCAGGAAGAAATCACAACAACTATCAATAATTTTGAACCAAGAGTTAATTTACTATCAGTAGATGTCTCTCCAGATTATGATAATGGAGAATTTAATGTAACCATCAGATATGAAATTGTTGGAATTGACGTATTACCTCAACAATTATCATTTGCTTTACAACCAACACGCTAATGACATTAGTAAATTTCGCTAATTTAGATTTCGATCAAATTAAAACTTCGATTAAGGACTACCTTAGATCGAATTCAAACTTTACTGATTATGATTTTGAAGGATCAAATCTATCAGTAATTATTGATACGCTTGCATATAACACATATATTACCTCATATAACGCAAACATGGTTGCGAATGAGGTATTCATTGATAGTGCAACTTTAAGAGAGAATGTGGTATCTCTTGCAAGAAATATTGGATACGTTCCAAGATCAAAAAGATCTGCAAGAGCAAAGATATCTTTCTTTGTCAATACAAGTAACTTTACTAATGTTCCTACTCAATTGACACTTAAGAGTGGTCTAGTATGCACAACACGCTCTTTTGGTGATGAAAGTTACTCTTTTATTATACCATCTGATATAACAGTTCCGGTAACAGACAATATTGCAGAGTTTAGTGATATTGAAGTATATGAAGGAACAAGAATTGCAGAAAACTTTACAGTAAATTCTTTTGATTTAAATCAAAGATATATTTTAAGTAATGCTGGTATTGATACTAGAACATTATCAGTTAGTGTTAGACCAAGTGAACTATCCACTGTTTCTAGAAAATATAACCTTGCAGATAGTTTATTTGATGTAACACCACAATCAGCAGTATTTTTCATTCAAGAAGTAGAAGATGAAAGATATGAACTGATTTTTGGTGATGGTGTATTTGGTGTAGCACTTGAAGAACCAAATTACATCACTGTTAATTATACTGTATCAAACGGATCGAATGCAAACAACCTTTCATCTTTCGTTTTTAGTGGTACAGTCGTAGATCAAAGTGAAAGAGTAATCACATCTGGAATCTCTCTTATAACCACCGTAGAAGCGTCTACACTAGGTTCTGAGATAGAAACAGTAGAATCTATCAAAAAGTACGCAACTAGAATTTATGCCTCTAGAAATAGAGCAGTAACAGCAGCAGATTATGAAGCATTGATTCCAACAATTTATTCGGAAACTGAATCAGTGTCTGTCTATGGAGGAGAGGAGTTGAGACCTCCACAATTTGGTAAAGTTTTTATCAGTATCAAACCATATAATGATAGATACCTTTCTAATTTGATTAAGGATAATATCAAAAAAGAACTTAAGCAATATGCAGTTGCTGGTATTATTCCAGAGATTATTGATCTTAAGTACCTTTATGTTGAAGCAACCGCAAATGTTTACTACAATACTAATCTTGCACCATCTGCGAACTTTGTAAAGAGCATTATTTCATCAAATGTTAATACATATGCAGATTCTACTGAACTCAATAAGTTTGGCGCTAGATTTAAATATAGTAAGTTTTTAAATATTATTGATGGAAGTCATGAATCAGTTACTTCAAATATTACAAATATAATCATTCGTAGAGATCTTAGAGCATCTTTAAACACTTTTGCTGAGTATGAAATTTGTTTTGGTAACAGATTTCATATCAAAAATATAAATGGTTATAATATTAAATCTTCTGGATTTAGAATCAGTGGAATATCAGACACCGTTTATATGTCAGATGTACCAAACTCAAATATGCAAACTGGTTCAATTAATATATTCAAATTAAATTCTCCTACAGAACCACAAATCGTAAAACGAAATGTAGGAACTATCGATTACATTAAGGGAGAGATAAAACTATTTCCAATCAATATAATCTCTACAAATATAAATCGTGGAGCACCAATTATAGAAATATCAACATCACCATATTCAAATGATGTGATCGGATTACAGGATCTTTATTTGCAACTAGATATTAATAACACATTGATTAATATGGTTTCAGATAGCATAGAATCTGGAGCAGATGTTTCAGGAACAAATTACAATGTTTCTTCAAGTTATTCAAACGGAGTTTACATAAGATAAGGAAATATGTCAGAAACTAGAGTAAAAATCCAATCCATTATAGAGAATCAGATTCCCGACTTCATTGCGGAGGAATCTCCACTTCTTGTAGAATTTTTGAAGCAGTATTATGTTTCTCAAGAATATCAAGGTGCTCCAACAGATTTAATTCAGAATATTGACAAATATCTGAAACTTGAAGAAAATGCACAGACAACAGAATTTACATACTTATCAGAAGATCTAGATTCATTTTCAACAACAATTAATGCGGATGCCTTAGGTGTTGGTGGTCTTATAAGTACCTTTACTCAGGGATTTCCTGATAGATATGGTCTACTCTTAATTGATAATGAAATCATTACTTATGAATATAAAACCGCAACTACATTCGAAAATTGCTCAAGAGGATTCAGTGGAGTTACTTCATACAGAAAACCAAATGTTCCCAATGAGTTAACCTTCAGATCTTCTGCTGCAAGTACTCATTCAAAAGGAGCAAAAATTTATAATCTTAGCGATTTATTCCTGCAAGAATTTTTTGCTAAGATTAAAAATCAGTTTATTCCTGGATTTTCAGAAAGATCTCTTGAACCTGATCTGAATAAGAGAAGTTTTATTCTTAATTCAGTTGATTTTTATGATTCAAAAGGCACAGATGATTCTTTTAAAATTCTCTTTGGAGCACTTTACGGTGAACAGGTTGATGTAATTAAACCTAGAGAATATCTTTTCAGACCTTCTGATGCTGGATACAGAAGAACTAAAGATTTAGTCGTCGAAGCAATATCCGGAAATCCTCTAGATCTTTTAAATAAAACTCTATATCAAGATGAGTATTCAGAATATGCAATTGAAAACTCATATGCCTCTATTACTGATGTAGAAAAAATATTTTTAGGCGAAGAAGAGTATTTTAAATTAAGTTTTGACTCTGATTATAACAAAGATATTATTCTTGAAGGATCATTATATGGAAATTTCACTCTTCATCCAAAAACTAGAATAGTATCTCTGGTTTCCTCTGGATCAACTGTAATTGATGTTGATTCTACTATAGGATTTCCAAACTCAGGAACTTTAGTAACAACTTATTCTAATGGTTCTGAAGTTATTCTAACATATTCTGGAAAATCTGTTACTCAATTCTATAATGTAACAAATGCAACGTCTACAATATCTCCAGAAACTGAAATTAGATTAGATGTTTATGCATACGGATATGCTGGAATTACAACTGAAGAGCAAATTAAAGTAAGAATAGGATCTGTTCTTGATCAAGTAGTTATTCTAGATGATACTTATCTTTTCTCAAAAGACGATACTGCTAGAATTAAAACTTTAGGTATTTCTTCATCTACGGTTAGAAGAAGCAACTGGATTGATAATATTGCAAATACATTTAAAGTAAGTTCCTTTATATTGCAGGATATCTCTAACTTTACTTATGATGTAACTCTATTTGATTCTCATAATTTCAGAATTGGTGATACGTTACAAATCACCAATAGTTCATCAGTTTCAAATAATTCGACAGTAGTTGATGTTCTTGATGATAAGAGATTTTCAATTAGAGGTCAAGGTCAATTGAGTCCAAATCTTACATATAATGTAAGTAGATATATCCTAAAACCAAATTCCTCAATATATCCACAACTAAACGTAAATACTGCAAACATTCAAAACGTTTATACAAACTACTCTGATGAAGCATTAGTTGCTTCTTCATCTATACCATTTTACTATGATCAACTTTTAAATCCATATGATAAGAAAGTTACTTTTTCGGGAAGTTTTAGTGGTGAAGTTCTACAAATAACTTCAGGTCTTGATCATGGTTTTTATACTGGCGATAAAGTTTACTATTCTCCAGGTAGAGTAGTAAGTACTAGTTTAAGTGATGATTTAAATCCAGTAACAACAGAAGTTGTTAGTAAGTTTCCTGAACTAGTTGAAGGTTTATATTATATTAAAAGAATTGATGCTACTAGAATAAGTTTAGCAAAAAGTCCTTCAAACATTGCAGATAATAATTTTATTTCAGTTTCTGGAACCGTAACTTCAAATACAATATCATATTATGATTTTGCAAACAAGAATTTACAACCACAGAATATTTTAAGAGAAGTTATTGATCCAGTTAATAAGAGTGGTAATCACGAAACAAATCCTGGAAAAATTGGTATTCTTGTCAATGGCGTAGAGATTTTAAATTATAAATCAGCAGAAACTATTTTCTATGGTCAAATTGATAATCTAGATGTGTCCTCAAGAGGAAGTGGATATGATGTGCTAAATCCACCTAGTTTAGACATAACTGATTCTCAAGGTATTGGAGCAACTGGTATTTGTGCAGTAAACGGATCTCTGCAGAGAATTGAAATAATTGATTCTGGTTTTGATTATGTTAATAAACCATTTGTGACCATCATTGGCGGAAATGGCAAAAATGCTTCCGCAGAAATCAACATGGTTTCTGTAGAGCATAATTCACTTTTCAATGCAGAATCTTCTTCAACAAATGTAAATTTATTTACAGATACGATAGGATTTGCTACTTATCATAAGTTCAGAGATTATGAAAGAGTCATCTATTTAACAGATGGTCAAAAAGGAATCGCTGGACTAACCACTGAAGCATCTTACTATGTTTCAGTAATTGATGGATTCAATGTAAAACTTCATGAGAAAGAAAGTGAAGCAATATCTGGAATTAATACCGTTAATCTAAATGATTATGGTGTCGGTATTCACAGATTTAAATCTGCAGTTAGAAAAGAAATCATATCAGATATCATTGTAACAAATAGTGGTGAAGGATATCAAAACAAGCAAAGAACTGTATCAGTTTCTGGAATTAACACTGCACTGAGTACTATTAATATTGAATCTCATGGATATTTGACAGGCGAAGAAATAATTTATTCTACCAATGGTTCTACAATTAGTGGTCTGAATACCACTTCACAATATCTTGTTAAGAAAATTGATGAAAACTCCTTCAAATTAGCACCTGTTGGATTAGGAACAACAGCAAAAACATACTATCTTGACACAGAGCAGTTTATAAACTTTAATTCTATTGGTTCAGGTACTCACTCATTCAATTACACACCTATCACAGTAAGTATCACTGGAAATATTGGAGTATCGACTCTTTCTGGTCAAGATTTTGCTGCAAAAATTCAGTCAATTTTTAGAGGAAGCATCGATTCTGTTTATTTGACTACAAAAGGTTCGAATTATGGTTCTGAAGAAGTTATTAACTATAATAGACAACCTATCTTTAATCTAAGGAGTGGAACTGGTGCAGAACTAGTTACCATAGTTGACAATCAAGGAAAAATTACTGAAGTTCTAGTTACAAGACCTGGTTCTGGTTACAATAGTCCTCCAGATTTATTGATAACTGGAAGAGGTAACTATGCAAAACTAACACCTATTGTCGAAAATGGTCAACTTGTCGAAGTTAAAGTAATAAACGGCGGAATTGGATATGAAGATGGAACTACGATAGATGTTGTTCCTGCTGGACAAAACTGCAGATTATTTGCAAATATTCAAAAGTGGACTGTCAATCTATTCCAAAAATATTTTAACATACTTGGAAGTGATGATGGTGTTGTTACTCTATCAAACAGAGATTCTTATGGACTTCAGTATTGTCACCTGTATGCTCCAAGAAAATTAAGACAATCTCTCTATGCAAAATCTCAAAATGGCGATAATGTTATCGATGATTTAACTCTTTATGGAATTACTGACTTAAGAGAAGTTAATAATCAAGAGGTTTCTTCAACTTATCATTCACCTATAATTGGTTGGTCATATGATGGTAATCCAATTTATGGTCCTTATGGATATTCAACTCCAACTGGTGGAACTGCAAAAGCAATGCTGTCTGGTTATGAGTTGGTTTCTAAGACAAATAGACCATCTCTTACCAATTTCCCACAGGGATTTTTCAATGAAGATTACGAATTCAAAGGAAATGGTGATTTGGATGAGCATAATGGAAGATTCTGCGTAACTCCAGATTTTCCTAATGGAGTTTATGCATACTTCTCTACTATCAGTTCTGGTTCTGTAGATACTGACGGTCCTTTTAGAGGATATAAAAGACCATCTTATCCATATTTTATTGGAACAAGTTTCTACTCACAACCAAATAACTTTAATTTTAGTAAAGAATCAAATCAAGATGAATATAAATTTGATAACTTTAAGTGGTTTAGAAGTACTTTCAACTATGCTTTGAAGAGTTCGAATAGTTTTTATAATTATATCTTTAATCCAAATAGAGTTAAAAATCAAACGGTAAATGTAAATTATGCATCAAGAGGAAAAGTAGAAACTATTGGTATCTTAACCGGTGGTACAAATTATAATGTTGGTGACAGATTGATATTTGATAACATCGGAACTGGCGGTTTAAATGCCGCGGCAAAGGTAGAAAAAGTTTTCAGTAAAGATGTAACAAATGTAAGTGCATCAACAACTTCATTCTCTTCAGTAGAATTTGCAACTTTAGATGGTTCTGGTCAGATCATAGGATTTACTACTGCTCCACATAGATTGAAAAACCTTGAGTTAATCAATGTATCTGGATTTAACACATACTTCTCAAAAATAGAGGGAACTTACAATATTGGTGTTAGAACAGATAACTTCATCACAACACTGGGCATATCAACTATTGGTGTAACTGGACTTACTACTTACTTCTATTTGTCAGGAATTCTAGAGTTTCCTTATATTAGAGAAAACGATATTCTTGGAATTGGAACTCAAGAAAAAGTAAAAGTTCTTAATGTAGATTCTGCTTCTGGAAGAATAAGAGTTTTAAGACAATATGAATCAACTGTAAGTTCTGCTTATACGGCAACTACACCACTTTATGAAGATCCTAGAAAGTTTAGAATTAATACTGGATTTAAAACTGATTATGCATATTCGGTAAATAGAGAGATTTATTTCAATCCTAAAGAATCTGTAGGTATTGGAACTAGTGCATCTGTCGGTGTTGGAACCACAGCAATCTTCTCACTTCCAGGTGTTGGTGTTACTCAAGTATTTGTTCCTTATCAATCAATTTACCTACCAAATCACCAGTTAAAAACTGGAGAAAAGGTAAGTTACTCAACAAATGGAGGATCTCAGATTCTTGTATTTGATGGAATTTCTTCTTTCTCCTTACCTCAAACGCAAGATTTATATGTTGCGAATGTTTCAAATAATTTTATAGGTGTTTCGACTGTTAAGATTGGTCTCGGAAGCACAGGTTTTGTTGGAGTTGGAACAACAACTTCTGTTGGACTACTATTCTTTAAAAACTTTGGTACTGGAGATCATCATAGTTTCACCACAAGAAGAGAATCTATTGTTGGTGAAATCTCCAAGAACATTGTGACAGTTGCAACAGCATCTACACATGGTCTCTCGATTGGAGACAATGTTGATATGGTGTCTGTACCAAAAGATACCGAAACTATCGTAGTCAAATATAATGATAATAGTAGAAGAGTGGTATTTAAACCTCAATCATTCTTAGCAATTAATGTTGATACTAGTGAAGATACGATTTACATAGAAAATCATGGATTCAAAAATGGTGATAAGGTTGTTTATACTTCAGCATCTCCTTCTGGTGGTTTAACTAATGAAGGAATATATTACATTTTATATTACACAAAAGATAAGGTACGTCTCTGCTCTACAAAATATAATTTAAATCTAAATGTTCCAAATTATATTAATATAACTAGTGCTTCTAATGGAACTTTATCGCTAATTAATCCACAACTTGAAATATACAGAAATAAAGTAGTTACATTCGATCTTTCAGATTCTTCTCTTTCTTTCCTCAGCGGACCTACTTTATATTCTGCTTTTGATCTTAATTTTTATAAAGATGCTAACTACAGATATGAATTTGAAGGAACTGGAACTTCTAAGAATTTTGAAGTTATTAGAAGTGGTAGAGTTGGTATTGACACCACTGCTAGAGTTTCAATATTACTAAACAATAATGTTCCAGATAATTTCTATTACAGATTAGAAAATGCAAATGAAGATTTTATTGGAGATGTTAAAAAGCAAATAATTGTGGATACTGAGGTTTATAACCACAATCAAATTAATCTAATTTCTAGTAAATACACTGGATCGCATAGAGTTACTGGAATTGGAACTACAAATACATTTACCTTTGATCTATCTGATTATCCAGAAACAGATTCATACAATCAAACTACTTCAAATCTTTATTATGAAACAAACTCTTCTACTGCATATGGTGCAGTATCTAGAATTAATATTATCAATGGTGGTTACAATTATGAATTTACTCCAGGAATCAGCACAGTAACTAGTAATTATGGATCTGGTGCTATTTTCGAAGTACAAAGTAATTCAATAGGAAGTATTGTTAAAAATGAAATAGAAAACATTGGATTTGATTATCCAACTGATTTAACACTAAGTCCTTCTTTAAACCTTCCAGAAATACTTCAGATTGAACCACTATCTTCTTTTGTTGACATTAGTATTCTATCTGCAGGTAAAAATTATCTAACTCCTCCTGGACTTGTTGTAATTGACGGATTTGCCAAAAAAGTTGTTGCTGATGTAGATCTTAGGTATGAAATTGGTGCGACTAAAGTTAGAATTGTTAAGAATACTTATGGAATGTATAATACAACTCCAACAATTATTCCTATTAATAATTCCAATGGTGTTGGCATTAATACGATATCTTACAATTCAACAACCAAGGATGTAACTGTTGGATTTAATACAGGATTCAGTGATGTTTTTCCATTTTCAATTGGCGATGAAGTATTAATTGAAAATACAAGTGTTGGTGTTGGTTCAACTGCAAGAGGATATAATTCATCTTCTTATGATTATAAGTTATTTACCGTTACTGCTATAAATCCTGCTCTTGGTGGAAATACTGGATCCATAACTTATAATCTATCTAATTACCTGTTTGCGGGTGAGTTTCCTGGCGTTCCTGATCTGTCTGTTTCTACTGGTAGAGTAGTTAATAGTAATGATTTTCCAGTTTTTGATATAAAACTTAAGAAGAATGACTTCTTTGTTGGAGAAACTGTCATTTCTCAATCAGGAATTGGTATTGTAGAAAGTTGGAATAACAAAATCGAGTATCTTAAAGTTTCAACTGATAGTGATTTGTTGATTGGTGATACTTTAACTGGACAATCATCAAACACTAGAGGTATTATAAAGAGAAAAATTGAATTTGATTCTTATATTAAATTAGGACCAACTTCAAAAGTTAATAAAGGATGGATTTATGATACTGGATTCCTTAACAATAACGTACAAAGAATAGCAGATAATAATTACTATCAATACTTCTCATACTCTCTGAAATCTAGAGTCCCTCTCGAAACTTGGAATGATTCTGTTCAATCACTAAATCATACCTCAGGATTCTTGAAATTCTCCGACTTAATGATTGAAAATCAAGATGGAGACAGAACATCTGTAAATGTTTTTGCGAATGATAGTATTGCAGATGTTGTTGTCGATATTATCGGAAGTGGAGATTTAAATTGTGTTTACACATTTGATCTCGCAACAGAAGGAACCACAAGAATTGGAACGGGATTAGTTTCCAATGAAATTATTCTTCAAAACAGAATTTTGACTGATTATTTTGAATCAGTAGGAAACAGAGTTCTTATTATAGATGACATAAGTGATCAATTCAACAGCAATCCTAGATCTACTAGATTTAGCACTATTGACCAATTTGAATTAACTTCTGCAAGAACTAAGAAATATTTTACTTATGTAAGGGATAAAAGATTTACTGCTGAAAGACAAATTTTGATTGTTTCTCTTTTACACGATGATGTGAATGGATACTTAAATCAATATGGAAGAGTAGAAACTTATGTAGATTTGGGATCTTTTGACTTTAGTATTAGTGGTTCTCTAGGTCAACTTAATTTTTATCCAATTAAGTTTTCAGTTAATGATTATGATATTTCATACATTTCTCATGATCTAAAGAGTAGTATTGTCGGAGTTGGCCAGAGTGATCTTGGTAACATTGCAAACTTAAAATCTACTCAAACATCAATTCCTATTGGTTCTTCCTCTGCATCCAACATAGTTTCTATAGCTGATACCTATAGATCTGCAAAGGTTCTTATTGAAATTGGTGCTACTGACGGTTCTTTCTATGAATTTGATGAAATTAATCTTCTTCAAGATGGCACTAATGTTGATATTGTTGATTATGGTCAATTAACTGATCATACTATCACAAATTCTTATGGTATTCCTGGACTTGGAACCTATATTCCATATATCGATGGATCAACTGTAAAGATAGATTTCAAACCAGATTCCGCTCTTGGTATTGGTGTTACTATTAATACTTTAGCAATTTCAATCGCAAGCTCTACATCTTCTTCTGTTGGAGTAGGAACTGAAGAACTTGTTACTGGTTATGTAAGTTCTGGAATTGCATCTATTGCTGCTTCGGGTTCTCCAATAGAAACTGTAATTACAGAATATCCAAATAATCATTCTTGTTCTTACTACATTGTAAGCGTTGAAGACACTACAAATCAGAGATATCAAATGTCTGAAGTGCTTGTAGTTGATGATGGTACAGATGCATCAATAACTGAATATGGAATTATTCAAACTCATTCTTCACTCGGAAATATTGGTGCTGCTGTTAGCACTAATGGAACTCAATTAACATTTACGCCAGAACCAAGTATTAATGTTCAAGTAAGAGTTTTCCAAAATGCTTTAAGTTTTGAAAAAGTAAATATTAGTAAAAATTCTATAGATTTTACTAATGCAGAAATCACTAGCAATTTTGGAAATTATGAAGGAACTGAGAGATCTGTAAGAAGGAGTTTTGATCTTACTCACAGACAAAATCCAATTTTCTTAAGATATTTTGATGGAAGTGATTCCTCAATCGTCAGCACAAGTTCTAATGGTATTACAATACCAGATCACTATTTTGTAACTGGCGAAGAGGTTAGATATTCTTATGCTGGTGCGGGAACAACACAAGCAATTGGTATAGCACAAACAGTTGTTACTGGAATTGGAACAACAGATAAATTACCACAAACTGTTTATGTTGTAAAACTGAATGAAAGTAATATTCAATTAGCTGGAAGTGCTGCAGATGCTCTTAGAGGAAATCCATCTATTTTTGATATCACATCTGTTGGTATTGGAACTTCTCACTCATTTACAGCAATTAATCAGAATGCAAAGAATATTATTGCAATTGATAATTATTTCCAATCTCCAATTGTAGGATCTTCGGTAACAACAACTTTGGCAAAAGATGCTTCAACTGTTGATAACCGACTTACTTTCTCGGGAATAACTTCTTTCTTTGGTGGCAATTTAATACAAATTAATAATGAAATTATGAAAGTTAACACTGTTGGTCTTGGAAGCACTAATGTAATTCTTGTTGATAGACCTTGGATGGGAACTGGTTTATCAACACACTCTGCCGGAGATCTTATTCGTATTATTGAAGGTAATTACAACATTATTGAAAATACAATACATTTTGCAGAAGCACCATATGGTCCAACACCTATAGGATCAATAACAAATCCACCAAATGACAGAGATTGGACTGGAATAACAACTCATTCTACTTTCCAAGGTAGAACTTTCTTAAGAAGTGGTATACCAAATACTGCACAAGAAACCTATAAATCAAATTATATCTTTGATGGAATTTCAAATCAATTCACTGGAATCGGTAAGACATTTACACTCACCGCAAATAATCAAAATATAACAGGTTTCTCTACAAATAACGCAGTCATACTTATCAATGGAGTGTTCCAAGGACCTCAGGGAGCACAAGCAGAACTTGAAGATTATACTTTAATTGAAAGTGCAGGTATTTCTAGCATTAGATTCACTGGAACTGCATCTTCTGTTGGATATGATGTTAATAATGCAAGTATTCCTGTTGGTGGAATAATTATTTCTGTTGGTTCATCCACTGGATTTGGATTGCAACCATTAGTTTCTGCAGGTGGTACTGCTATTGTTTCTGCTGGAGGAACTATCTCATCCATCAGTATTGGTAACAGTGGTTCTGGTTATAGAATTGGAATTCAGACAGTAGTTAATGTTGGAGTTCAGACATCAAGTACAGGAACTCCGAATATTGAGTTCATTGGGACAGCATCAGTAAGCAACGGTCGCATCATTGGAGTTACAATAACAAATCCAGGATCTGGATATACATCATCAAATCCACCACTAGTTGTTTTTGATGATCCACTTTCATATACCAATATTCCTCTCATTTATAGCTCTTCTTCATTCCAAGGAATAGGAACAGAAGCAAAAATTGATGTTACTGTTGGTCAAGGATCTAGTGTAATCGATTTCACAATTAAAAATACTGGATATGGATATGGTCAAGGTGAAATCTTAACCGTGAAAATAGGTGGTAACACTGGAATTCCTACCGATACTTCAAAACCATATTCAGAATTTCAAATTGCAATTGATAAAACTTATAATGACTTCTTCTCCGGATGGGTTCTTGGTCAACTTGAAGTTCTTGATAGTTTTGAAGAGTTGTTTGATGGAGTAATGAAGAAGTTTCCACTTAAACTTGGCGGTGGTTTAGTTACTATTCGTGCTGCAAAGGGTTCAAACATCGATGTTAAATCAACACTTCTAATATTCCTCAATGATATTCTCCAAAAACCAGGTGAAGCATATTTCTTTGAAGGTGGAAGTGTAATTGAGTTTAGTGAAGCACCTAAGGAAGGTGATTTTGTCAAAGTTATATTCTACAAAGGTAGTGGTGATATTGATGTTGTCTTTAGAGATGTTCTTGAGACAATCAAAGTTGGCGATGAACTAACTCTGAACTATGAACCAGGATTTGGTCAAGGTCTTGGACTTCAGCAAGAAGAAAGAGTTGTTACTGGTATAAACACAACTGATTCACTCGAAACAAATCCTTACTCCGGTCCTGGAATCACAACCGATGATACTCTACTAAGACCTATTAAGTGGTGCAAACAAACTTCTGATAAGATCATTAACGGAAGAATTGTTGGAAAGGATAGAATTCAGTATGAACCTCTTATTAATCCATCTTCTTACCTAATCAGTGCTGTTGGTGTAGGTTCAACAACCATTTATGTTGATAATATCAAACCATTCTTTAATGCACAGAATGAGAGTCCATTACTAACCTTCCAAAATCAAGTTACTTTCATTTCGCAAGATTCTCTCGTTGCAGCATCTGGAACAGCAATTGTTTCTTCCGCTGGTTCAGTAACTTCCATTGACATTACTGAGGGTGGTTATGGTTATTCATCTGCACCAGCAATAACAATTGAGAATCCAGTTGGTCTTGCAGTTTCTTATAGAGCAACTGCAACATCAACAATTATTAATGGTAGCATTGATACAATTTCGTTAACTTTTGCGGGTAGTGGATATACGTCCACAAATTCACCAGCAGTTCTTATTGAACCACCAACACTACTAAAAGAAACTTCTAGCACTGTTATTTACTCTGGTGACTCTGGAGTTGTTGTTGGAGTTGGAACAACAACTTTAGAAACAATATTTGATTTGTTCATTCCTACAGATTCTTTCTTAAGAGATAATACTCTTGTTGGTTCTGCAATTACTGTAAGTGGAATTTCTACAGGCGACTTCTTCATTATTTACAATTCTAATGTAGGAAGTGCTTTTACATCTATTAATTCTTTCAGTAACTCAAATCAAATTATTGGTGTTGGAACTCAATTCTTAGATAATGTCTATCAGGTCTATTCTGCACAAGATGTTATGGTAAACATTATTGGAGTTGGAACAACTGCAGTAAAAAGAGTTTATGTGAGAAGTGGTATCAGTACTATTGATTTTAGTTCTACAGCAATCACATTTGACTCAACAGTTTATGATTTTAGCTCTCTTGGAATTGGCACTGGTGTTGGAACATTCCTCGGAATTTCTACCTCTAATTACTATGGAAACTTTAGTTGGGGTAAAGTCATACTTTCCGAACCTTTGGAGAGTGGTCCATTTAATTCATATACTCTAAGAGGTGTTGGCGGTATTTCAACTTCAGCATTCGTAAATAGAACTGAACCTCTTAAATATCTCAACTACACAAGTTAATAATAAATAAAAGAAACCGTAAGTTACGATGTCAAGAGTAGCAATAAACACTGGTTCTGTTGCAAACGATGGAACTGGTGATAGTTTAAGAATTGCTGGTGGTATTATTAATAATAACTTTAGTGAAATATACAGGCAATTTGGTGATGGTAATAATTTAACACCAACTTGGAATAAAACTGCTGCAGGTATTAATACAACTTCAAGCGTTGGAATTGGTACTACAAATCCAAGATTTACACTTGAAGTTGGTGCAGTGGGTGCATCTGGAACTTCATTGTGGGTTAATGGTAATGCTAGAGTTACTGGTATTTTGACTGTCGGTTCATCTTCAATTGTATTAGATGGCAATGCAAATAAAATTTTAGTTGGTTCTGGAATTTCATTTGACGGAAACACTGGAATTATAAGTGCAACTGCATTTTATGCCGGTGGTTCAATTATAACTGGCGGTGGCGGAAGTGGGGGAGGGGTTAACTATTGGGGCAGTGGTGCTTCTGGCATCAGTACAACTGCAAATGTTGCTATTGGAACAGTAACTCCAACATCAAAACTAACCGTTGTTGGCGATTCTTTATTCTCTGGTATTGCAACTTTCAGAAGTAATTTAACTCTTGCAAATTTAACTTCATCATCTAACTTGTTAAGATTTGGAAGTAATTCTTACATAAACCAAGGAAATGATGATGTTTTTTCGTTTCATATAACTTCTGGAACTGATGGTTCAGGAACTGAATCAAGTTTTGTTTTTAGAACAACAGAACCTGGAAGTTCTCCAATTCCAGATCAAGCATATGATGCACTTAGAGTTTATAGTAGTGGAAACTATTGGAATAGATTAGTCAGAGTATATACAAACTTCCATGCAGATAACAATGCATTCGTTGGTGGTGACTTACAAGTTGGCGCAGCGAGTACACTTATTGGAGCAGGAAGCACACTTGGTTCGTTTAAAGTTGGTGCTGGTGGAACAGTCATTACCACAACTTCTACTGGATTGGTTGGTATAGGAACCACAAATCCAACAAGTCCTCTTACAGTTAAAGGAAATACTTCTCTTGAAACTTTAAGTGTTTCTGGTGTTTCTACTGCTGGAATTATAACGGGAGCAACTTATTATGGTGATGTATCTAATGCAGCGGATGGTAGATGGACTTTGGGTGCAAATGGATCTAGTGATTATACTTTTACTGGAATTGGATTTACTCAAACAACTAATGATCCGATTTTATATCTCGCAAGAGGTAGAGTATATGAGTTTGTAAATAATTCCGGGGGATCTCATCCATTCCAGATTCGTTTAAGCAATGGTGGATCTGCATATAATGATGGTGTAACAAACAATGGAGCATCAAGTGGAACGATACGATTTCAAATTCCGTTTAATGCTCCTAATACTTTATATTATCAGTGTATGAATCATTCTGGAATGGGTAATACGATAAGTGTTTATCCTAACACTATTTGAAATACTTGATAAATAGATAAAAACTCCGTCAAATGGCTGCTATTATAACTGACCAACTTCGTATATTAAATGCAAAAAACTTTATAGCAGGAGTTGCTTCAACTAGTAACTCCTACTATTCATTTGTTGGACTTCCCAATCCCACTGATTATAATGCTGATTGGAATACAAGTCCACCTTCACCAGTGGATAATTTCAATCAGGAAAATAATCATTGGGATACAATGATTGCACTGAAAAAGATATCAAAAACTGATGTAAGACAGGTTATTAGAAAAATTACGTGGACTTCTGGTATTACTTATGACATGTATCGTCATGATATAAGTGCAACTAATCCGTCACAACCATCAAATGCAGTAGATTTATATTCAGCAAACTATTACATAATTAACAGCGATTATAGAGTTTATATTTGTCTTCAGAATGGAACCTCTCCAGAAAATCCATCAGGTAGACCTTCTCTTGACGAACCAACTTTCACTGACCTAGAACCAAGAGAAGCAGGAACAAGTGGTGATGGTTATATTTGGAAATATCTTTATACAATCAGTCCTAGTGATATTGTAAAGTTTGATTCAACAAATTACATGCCAGTTCCTCCTGACTGGGAAACCAGTTCAAGAGAAGCAGCAGTTAGAAATAATGCAGCAACTAGTGGTCAACTAAAGATCATAACCATTACAAATAGAGGTGTTGGATTAGGAACTGCAAACAGAACTTATACAAGAGTTCCAATTAGAGGTGATGGTTCTGGTGCAGAGGCAACAGTTGTTATTAATAATGATTCAAAAGTAGAAAGCGTAACTGTTTCCACCGGTGGATTCGGTTATACATTCGGAACTTTAGATCTTGTTGGTGGCAATGTACCAACTGGAACAACTTCGCCAGTTTTCAACGTTATTATTCCACCTCAAGGAGGTCATGGTGCAGATGTTTATAAAGAACTAGGTGCATACAACGTTCTTCTATATTCCAGAATTGAAAATGATACAGAAAATCCAGATTTTATTACAGGAAATCAAATTGCAAGAGTTGGTATTGTAGAAAGTCCTCTAAATTATGATTCTAATAGCATCTTAACTATTGATAAAGCAAGTGCAGTTTATGCTCTTAAACTCACTGGAATTGGATACAGTTCCGTTGTTTTCAATCCAGATACTCAAATCATACAAACAATTGGCGTTGGATCTACTGCTTTCGGTAGAGTCATTTCGTATGATCAAAGCACTGGTGTTCTAAAGTATTGGCAGGATAGATTTCATTGTGGTTTTAATACCAATGGAACTCAAAATCCTTCGCCAACTTATGGATTTACAATGCATAGATTTACTTCTGACATTGGTAGCGGAGGATCATTCAATATCTTAGGTGGAAGTGCAACTCTTGCAATTCAAACAACATTTGGAAGTTCAAGTAATCCAGGTATTAGTACCATAATAAATAGTAGGACATACTACTTGGGTCAACAATTTATTAAAGGTGTGTCTCAACCAGAAGTCCAAAAGTATTCTGGAAACATCATTTACGTTGACAACAGACCATCAATTACTCGGTCAACAAACCAAAAAGAAGATATCAAAGTTATTTTGCAATTCTAAGGAATTATGTCTCAAGAAACAAACCTCAACGTAGCTCCATACTTTGACGACTACAATGAACCTGTAATTGGTGGTAAAGATAATAATTATTACAAAGTTCTCTTTAAACCTGGATATCCAGTTCAGGCAAGGGAACTAACGACTTTACAATCAATTTTACAAAACCAAGTTGAGCAATTTGGAAATCACTTCTTCAAAGAAGGTGCAAAAGTAATTCCAGGTAACTTAACTTATATTCAAAATTATTATGCAGTACAAGTTGAGAGTAATTTCTTAGGTATTCCTGTATCATTATATCTTGATAATTTAGTAGGATTACAAATTAGAGGTGAAAATTCTGGTGTTGTTGCAATTATCAGAAAAGTAATTACTGCTGAAGAGTCGGAAAGAGGAAATATTACGCTTTACGTTGACTATTATCAGTCAAATCAAAATAACCTTTCCACAAGAGATTTTGAAGATGGTGAAAATTTAATCACTGATTCAAATATTGCTTTTGGTAATACTTTTATTTCTGCTGGAGAGGGATTTGCAAGAACAATCGCTTCTAATGCAAATGCAATTGGTTCTGCATTTGCATTAGGTGCAGGTGTTTACTTCATCAGAGGTTATTTGATTGATGTTGCTGATGAAACTCTAATTCTGGATCAATATACAAACAATCCAAGTTATAGAGTAGGTTTTGATGTTATTGAGGAAATTATATCAGCAGATGTTGATCCCAATCTAAATGATAATGCAAATGGTTTTAATAACTTTGCAGCACCAGGCGCAGATAGATTAAAGATAACAGCACAACTATCAAAAAAACCTTTAGATTCATTTGATTATCCAAACTTTATTGAACTTGCAAATGTAAAGGATGGTGTTCTCAGAAAAATAAACAAAAATACTGAGTATAATCTTTTAGCAGATGAGTTTGCAAGAAGAACTTTTGATGAATCTGGAGATTATTACATTAAATCATTTACTACTTTCTGCAGAGAAAGTTTGAATGATGGGAAAGGAAATAATGGAATTTATCTGGAAAATCAACAAACTTCTTCAGGTCTTGCTCCATCAGAAGATTTGATGGTTTATAAAATTAGTCCAGGTAAAGCATATATTAGAGGATATGAAGTAGAAACTATTTCTCCAGTTCTACTTGATGCACCAAAACCAAGAACAACTAATTTAATTCAAAATCAAGCAGTTAACTTTAGTTTTGGTTCTTCTTTAACTTTAAATAGATCCTCAGGTGCTCCATCTATTGGAATTAACACGTCTACAACTATTAGTTTAAGAAATCAAAGGGTAGGATTGAGTTCATATGCTCCTGCAGGAAAAGAGATAGGAGTCGCAAGAGTTTATGACTTTGCTTTAGAATCCGGTTCTTATGAATTGGAGAACCAAAATATTAATAGATGGGATATTTCTTTATTTGATGTTCAAACATATGGTGATCTAACATTAAATCAACCAATTACACTAAGTACTCCAACTTACGTTAGAGGTGATTCTAGTGGTGCTACAGCATTCTTAAAAAATAATGTATCTGTTGGAACTGCACTCACAGTTTATCAAATTTCAGGAAACTTCATTAATGGAGAAAAACTAGTATTTGATAGCACGAATGATACTAGAGTAAGTATTGGTTTTACAAATTATGGTATTTCCGAAGTAAAATCTTTATATGCAAATGTAGGTGCATCAAAAACTTTCTCTGCAGATACTTTACAGTCAGTTTCTGCATTAGTTGGTAATGGAAATGCTTCTATTTCAGGTTTTTCAGCGGGTGTTGCAACAGTAACAAGTCCAACAGTTGCTTTTCCTGGTATCGTTACTACAGGAAACTTGATTCAATATACAAGACCAAACCTAACTGTCAAGTCATTTGCAAAAGTTGATCAAGTTCTAACAAACTCACTGATAATTAGTGGTGTAACAACAGTAACTGGAGTTTGTGACGGTGGTATTTCTACTACAACAATTGATGTAAATGATCTTTCAGTTCTTTACACTCGTATTCAAACAACTCAAAATAATGAGAGGTTGTTTGCACCTCTTCCAAAGGTAAACATTGAATCTGTAGATTTATCAAACTCTTCCTTAGTAATCAGAAGAGAGTTTGATGTTACTATTACTAACAATTCCACAAATACTCTAACTTCGGGAACCAACCAAGTATTTTTACCATTTGATGAAGAAAGATATGTTCTTTCAAGATCAGATGGAACTCTAGAAATTCTAACAGAAGACAAGTTCCAATTTACCAATGGTTCTACTGAATTGGTTATTAATGGACTTGGTTCTAATGGTACTGGAGCAAAACTTATTGCCACCTTAAGAAAAGAATCGATTACTTCAAAAACTAAGAGAAAGTCATTCGTGGATTCTCTGATTGTAGATAAATCAAAATATGATTATTCTGGAACTGGATCTACTACAAAAAATGATGGATTGGTTTATGGTTCATATCCATTTGGAACGAGAGTTCAAGACGAAAAAATCTCTTTAAATGTTCCTGATGTAATCAAAATTCATGGAATTTATGAGTCCATTGATACCTCCAATCCGGTTCTACCCAATTTAACTGTAGGATCACTGGATGGACCTACTGCAAAAACTGATGATTTAATTCTAGGCGAAGAGTTTGTAGGAACTGTCAGTGGTGCAAGAGGTATCTATGCTGAACAATTAAACAGCAGCAGAATATCTTTTGTATATCTTAACCAGAATGTTTTCCAGGAAGGAGAAGTAGTTGAGTTTCTAGAATCTAATGTAAATGGAATTGCATTTACATTAAATCAAGGAAGTAGAAATATTACAGGTGATTTTAGTTTCTATAATGGTCAAACTCTAACTCATTATGACTATAGTTATATTCAAAGAAAGCAAAACATAAAAGAACCAACAAGAAAAATAAAAATTGTTTATGCTAGAGGATACTATGAAACCTCTGATACTGGAGATGTAACTACTGCAAGTTCTTATAATGGATTTGATTATGGATCAGAAATTCAATCCATAAAAGGATTTAGAAACACTGATATACTAGATGCTAGACCCAGAGTTAGCAACTTTACAGTTTCTTCTGGATCAAGATCGCCATTTGAATTTGATGGAAGATCTTTTACTGGAGGAAATCATAGCACAAGTTATGTTCTAGCATCTGATGAATCAGAAACACTATCATTTACTTACTATCTACCAAGAATTGATAGAATTTATCTAACAAAAGAAGGAATATTTCAATTAAAAGTTGGAGAACCTGCAGATAATCCAAAACTTCCAGAAGAAGTTTCAAACGGATTAAACATTGCTAATATTGCATTACCTCCATATCTTTATGACGTAAGAGACGCTGAAGTAACTTTTGTTGACCATAAGAGATATCAAATGAGTGATATCTTTAGATTAGAAAATAGA